TGTTTTTTCTTGATAATGATCGTTCTTTAGGATATACAAAGGCCACTTCGGGCGGTTAACTCAGCGGGAGAGTGCTACCTTCACACGGTAGAAGTCACTGGTTCAATCCCAGTACCGCCTACCAATCAAAACCCAATAAAAATGGGGACTTACGGTGCGAAAGTCCCCATTTTTTATTGCCGAAATGTCGTCCACTCGTCGTCCACTTAATTTTGTAAGTTGCGGAAACTTACGATTGGAAGTTTCCGCAACTTACAATCTACGCGAAAATAAGCCCCCCTTTTTTTGCGTACACCCGGCGGAGATTTTCGAGAGTATTTTCATGCTGCCCGTATCCGGCACCCGGTAATGAGGCCCACCGGCTGCTGCACTTTTTGACGGCGATGTTAAACCGCCCCTCATCGATATCGTTCAGGGCCTTGCATTCCTTAATCAGCTGGATCGCTATTTTATCCTGGCTGTCCGGACTGAAATCGGGCAGGCTCAGCTGCGTTTTGTAGGCATCGAAATATCTGGCCAGGATCTGGTATCGACCGGCCGCAGTTGATTTGAGGCCACGGCTATTGACTGTAACGACGATACGGGGGTGATCGGCGTAGCCCTGGAAGAGGGCGCCCCCTACCAGGACATTATACCCGTTATCCCCCAGGTTGATCGTCCCCTCGCTGGTGGCGATCATGTCCAGAAACGCGATCAGGTTTCGGATGTTGTACATTTAGATCCTGTCTTTCTTCAGGGAGTCTTTTATTTCCCCGATGCTCTTTTCGATGTTCGCGATACTGACCGAGGTGAGCGTCTCCAACTTGCTGACCCGGCTTTCCATGGCCAGGGCGTTCACGAAAAAGAAGCCGAACAGCCCGAGGAAAATCAGGGCGATCTGCCACCACCATTTTTCAGTTATGGATCTTTCCGGTCTTTCCATGAGTGTCCTCTCGTGGGGTTGTGATAGTAGTAGAAATCTTAAAAGATAATCGCGTACGGGTGGTCGAGCGTTCGGGCTTGAACGGTCGTCCCGTAACTGGTTTCCGCTACATTGACCGCGTAAGCTCGTATTCGATAGTTCGTCGAGGGAGAAAGCCCTGTGATCGACTTGGAGAAGGAGCCTGTACCGAAAGTACCGTCATCGAAGACAGCCGTCTGGCCTATCAGGATTGCCGCATTGCGCCATGACACAGTGATATTGCTCGAATCGGTGGAACTGGCATACCACCTAATATAATTGATCGCGGTGACGTCGAGTTCTCCCCCCTGTGAACCACAAGCGGAAAGCGGGAAGTAGAATGTCTTATAGCTTGTCGTAATTTCCGATCTGGGAGGATAGAAATCCCACTCATTTGTATCGGATTTCCCGGCGCTGGTTAATTCAAACTGGTATCCTGTGTTTGACAGTTTTTCGGGTGCATCACATTTCAGATCGATTTTCAGCACACCGTTGGCCTTGGTTAGCCCCGTGCAGTTTACGGCGGTAAAAGCCTTTGCCGCTACAGATGGGTTTGCTGTTGACCCGACCACCTCACCGGCGTACAGTGTTGTTCCATTTGCGTCAGGATCGCCGCTTGTCCCCTCCATGTAGCAAAATCCGCGACGAGTGACATCCGAACCGCTGCCCCCGGTGTCTGTTATATTCCCGTTGCCGGTCATGCCCGAAGAAGAAACGTCGCTTTCTTCTTGCGTCGTGACGGTCGCGACGTTGATGCCCGTGCTGTAGAGCGATACTCTGCCAGCAGCAGCACCGCTGGTATAGGTATGTACCAGGCCATCAAATGAATCCCCGGATCGGTACACAATCCCGGACCCACCAGTCGTGGAATGCCTAATGTATCCGGAGGGAGGGTGATTTATGATACAGTCTCCGGTCTGTACATCACACGCCAACCCTGTAAATGTCTGAACACTGCCCGATGTAACTTCCCCGATTGACACATAATCCCTAGACGTAAAACTGGTCCCAGACCCATACGCTGTACCAACCTTAAAGTTGGTGATGGTAGCACCCGCATACACCTGGAAGGTGGTCAATACTCCCGTGGCGTTGGCGGGATTTGTCTTGTCGATTTCGGTATTGCCGGTAGCGCAATTATAGGCATATACGGCTGCTCCGGCTCCTATATCAATTGCCATTTGCTTCCTAGCTCCGCAGATATCTTAGCAAAATCCGAGTTTTTGATACTGTTAACACGACTCAAACTTGCCTGAATCTTGACGATGTTGGTTGAATACTTTACAGGGGGATTGACATTCTTGCTCAGTTCGCCTTTCGTATGGTTCGCCTTCGCCATAGCCAGGATCTCTTCCCCGGCCTTGCCGATACCCTCATCCGTGATGTCCGGCTCAAAGCAGCGAAAATGGCAACAGAATGGGTTGTCGCGTGTTTCGGTAGGCAATGATGCGATCCATCTATCGTAATCTGCCATGTCAACCGGAGCGCCCATCTCATCGACTTTACCTAGATACCCTTCTTTGGGAATAACAGGTACAGTCACATGATGCTCGGTATAGCCGACATCTGTCGGTTCCAGATAACAGTCGAAACGGACCTGGACCAGGCCGTTTCGCTCGTTACAACCGGTAGGATTGATTTTGACGTAAGACATTTCCCCTCCTTACGGCAGCTGGAAGACCATCTCGACGATCAGCCCTTTCGGAGCGGCCGTGCTGACGGCATCAATATCGCACCGCAGGACATCCCCCGCGGCCACGTCGTCCTTGGTCGTGTCGATCGTTCCCGGGGTGGCGGATGTGCGGGTGCTTGTCTCTCCAGTCTCGATATTCATCCGGGTCGAAAGCATATCGACGGCATCTGTGACGTTATGGATCTGGATTGTTGTGCTGTTAGTGGTGCCCGCTGTGAGGACGGTCGCCGCGACGCGGACCAGGTTCATGCCCCCCAGCTCGGTCGGGACGACGAAATAGGCTTTACCGTCCCCGACCGCCAGGCTTGTCGTAGGATGGATCACGAACCATTCCACAATCCGCTTGCCGTAGGTGGACTCGTGTGTGTGGCTTGTGAGGGAATACCGTGCGTCGCCTCTTGTATCATTATGATACTGCGTGTGATCGTCCCCGGTAGTCAGCCCCGTCAAGGAACTATGCGCGGTCGGGGTACCGACCCAGGTGCTTCCATTATACGTATGCAGGACATTGGTCGCTGTATCGAAGTACATGTCCCCGGCTTGTAGCGCGGAGCTGTCCTTCCGGGTTGTGGGTGCTGTAGCCGAAGGGCCGAGATAGACGTCTGCGAAATTGGTGATGTCGGCCACGTTGTCTGCGGCCGTCCCGACCTTGGCGGCGACTCCCGCCACGGTGGTGACATCCGCGGAAATCCCGGCCACGGTGTCGATATTGGTCTTGTTCGCCACGACCGCGTTGACGTTTGCGATACCGGCCGCAACGGTGTCGATGTTGGTCGTGTCCGCCGCTACGGTATTGATATCCGCGATGTTGGCCGCTGCCGTGTTGACGTTCGCCGAGATCCCAGCCACGGTGCTGATGTTCGCGGCATTCGCCGCAACGGAGGTCACATCCGCGGAGATCCCGGCCACGGTGTTGATGTTCGCGATGTTTCCGAATACGGTGCCGACATCCGCGACAGAGGGCCCGGCAATCGGGGCGCCGTCATCGTCGAAAGCGAGCGTCACGCCTGCCCGTTGTGCCGCGGCGGGAAGTGTTACGCCAACAGAATCGTCAGAGATAGGGTATTTGATCGAGCGATCGCTACCCTCCTGCAGCTGCTGCACCAGGATGACGGCTCGGTCAAGGGCGTCCGTAATGACGGACGGATAAAATCCTCCCTGGTTTGTAAGGTCCGTCGGTTGGAGATTTCCGAGAGAGGTCGTAATGACCAAGGTGCTTCCGGTCGGTAAAGGCGCGGTAAGGGTGATCGTTCCGCCAGGGCTGGTGTTCTGGTCCGCGTTCAGGTCTACCGTGTAGTCGGTGGTCAGCGTCAGAACCGTCTCGACGCCTGTTGACACGACCAATTTCACGACATACAGATCCGCGGAACAGAAAGCCTTAAAGGTGAAGGCGAACGTGGTCAGAACGTCGTTGCCCACGAACGGACCGGCTTTCCGGGTAGTACTGGATATAGGCATATAACCCCTCCCTCTGATCGAAATTTAGCATACGGCACCCCTCATATGGGTACCATATTTACTACTGTTGCCGATTCACGTCTTTACCGCTCACCAGGCCGCGTACGACGTCCATCCCGCTCTCCGGCTCGGCCTTCCCCTGATGGACATCAAGCATGTAACCGACAGGTTTTCCGATCTGGCCGAGGGGTAAGCGGGTGATCATGCCCAGCAGGGTGAGCATGTCCTTTGCGGCCTTCTTGTAAGAGCCCTCTTCAGCGATCGCCTTGTAGAGCGAGAAGGGCGCCGAGACCATGGACTCCAGGATCGAGACGGCCGGAGACGTCGAGATCCGGTCATCATAATACGCGCTGGTGAATCGCCCAGCCGCCGCGGTGGCCACCTGTCCCAGCCCGGGGGCCATGGCCGCCAGGGCGCGAGCCTGCGAGCCGAAGAAGAGCTGCATGGCATCGCCGAGATCGTATTCATCATCATCGCCATCATCAAATCCGCCGATGGCCTGGACGATGAGCTCGGACAGAACGGCCGGGATCATGAAGCCAGCCGCGTAGACGTAGACCATCCGCCCGGCGCCTTTCCGGAGCCCGAGGGTGCGGAGCGTGGTGGCGAATTCCGACCCCGTGATGTTGGCCATCATGTTGAAGTAGTTGTAGAAATGTGTGAACATCCGGACGAAAGCGGAGTTGACCTCGATGCGGGAAGCGTCCTCCGCGGCGAACGAGCTCTGCGTCATTCGCACCGCGGCGTCAGCCTGCCGGACAGCGTCCCTCTCCGTCGCCCCCTGTTCGACGGCCTGGTTGTAGGCCCCGATCCAGGTCAGCGTGTCCACGATCCCCTGAGTACCCTGCTGCAGGAAGTATCCGTGCTGAGAGGCGAAATCCCGCAGCTTGTCGTATTTGTTAGGATCGAGCAGGATCTCGTCCATCGTCCGCTGCATCTCGAACTGATAGGAATTAATGCGCGTGTCCATGAAATCCGATTTCTCAGCAATCATGGAAGTGGTCTCTTTCGGCCGACGGACATACTGCCAGAGCGCATTCCGCAGATACTTCGGTCGGACCTTCAGGGCCGCGATGGAGATGCCGGTAAACTGCTGCAAAGTGTTGGTGATATTGCCGACCATAATCTGCATACCGGTATTGACCCGCAGATAACTACAAATAGCATCCACAGCCCGCCCGACCTGCCCTTTCGACGGGATGGAAATCATCTGCATGGCCGTCCGCTGCAGCCAGGGGACAAGCATGTCCCCCCGGGTCGTCGGGTCGAGGGCGTCCATGGTCGAAGCAAAGGACCGGTTGGTCTTAACGATCCGGGCCACGTCCTTGATCCGGGGCTCAATGTAGGTGAACCGGAGAACCTTGTCCATGTGGCTGGCCAGGTAGCCGATATTCAGCAGAAGGGGCTTGTTGTAGTCCACACGGGCTTTGGTGAATCCCCGGCCGGTGGACGGGAACATGAAGGAATTGTCCACCAGGGAGGTCTCCTGCTCGTTCCGCATGGACGCGTCCGTGACCATCGAGGGGTCCGTAACCGCCGGAACGTATCCGCCGGCATACACGCCGAACGGGGTGGCGAACGGGGTGGCCGTCACCTCATCGAAGTAGAAGCCGTACATCTCGCGATGTGCCTTCTGTGCGGAGGGTTTCATGCGTTCCAGGAGATCCCAGACCTTCTGGCAGAAATCATAGTGCTCTTTCGTGATGAGGCCCTCCCTTATGGCTCGCGCAATGAAGGAATCCCACTGACTCGTGTTCAGGGTCTTACCGTCATCCTTCAGGGTCGCCCACTCTCGTCCGAGCAGGAGCTTGCGCTTGTTGCTGGCGTTGCCGGTATGCAGCAGGGCGTGCAGGAGTTCGGACGTGTTGTTCCGCCCCCGGTTGAACGTATACCCGATCTCCGTCGCATCGATCGGTCCCATCCGGAATAAGTGCTGGTTGTCCTGCAAGAGCTGCAGGAATTCAGTCATGTGGTCTTTCTTCGCTACCCGGTAAGCCGTCACGGCTTCACTAATAGGGTTCCAGATGTATTTCCGGAAAGGGCCATTCGGGTTTCCTCGGTCCATGGCGTCCACCCAGGCCTCCACCCGGCGCAACGCGGCCCGAATCCCCATCAGGGAGATCTTCGCTTTTTCCCAGGTGGTGACGGCTTTTTTGTATCCCGCAAGCGCGGGTCCGGCGTTCAGCTCCCGTATCTCGGCGTTCAGCTCGCCCACCACGGCCTTCCGGTCCATGAGCTGGCCATCGATCTCGATCTGCTTGCTGCGTTTGGACAGGTGCCAGAGCGCCTGAATCTGATCCGACAGATCCGCGAATTCGTCCAGGGTCAGCTCATTGATCGGCTTCGCCGGGGCCTGGTGCGCGGTGATCATGTCCTCAATCTCCGCGTAGAATTCAGGGTCGTAGGCTTTGAGCTTCGCCAAATAGAAAGACGCGGGCTGTTCGGAAGATCCGAGCCCATAATGCGCCAGGATGGCCCGGGCGACGTTGACGTAATTCATGTCGCGGGACTTGCCGAGGGCCTTGTCGGACCCGAAAATCCGCTTGAAGGCGTCCATCGATTTGGCCACCTGTGCCCGGGCGTTTATCGCTTCCGCGGCCAGCTGGTTCTGCAGGAGCTGGTGTTCCTTCGCCTGCGTGGCTGTAGCCGTGTCGCCTTTCTTCATGGCCTCATCCGCCGCTTTGGCGGCGCGGGCCTCCGCGGCCGTGAATTCGTGCGGCCGGATATCCTTCAACCTCTTCTTGCCCAGGATGGAGCGAGCGGCCTGGCGCGCGGCTTCCTGCATGACCCTTACCGGCCGGGTGGATTTCGACAGGTGCCGGAGTTCCACCCCGATGAAGCGGGCCCGGGCCTGATTGTGGACCGCCTCATCGACAGCTTTCTCCACGGCCTTCGGGTCCATGAGCTCGCCATGTTCCTCCAGCATCCGCTGGTCCGTCTTCTGCCGGATCAGGTCTTTCTTTTTGGGGGCGGCCTTGATGGCGGCCTCCAGCTCGGCCATGGACCCATAGCCCATGTAGCCCATGGCGTCCGCGATGGCCAGCTCCTCGATGTCGGTGGCGTTCTTCAGGGCGTCCTTCGCCCGATAGATCGGCATGTTGTTGACCTCTTCGGTCACTTCCGCCAGGATACCCTTCCGAATATCGCGTGTGGTGGCCTGTAGGGCGCGCAGGGTTTTACTCTTGGCATTGCTCAGCCATTTCATTTGACGCAAGCTGGAGGCCCTGTGCGAAGCCAGGGCGGCACTGTGGGCGTCGTCTTGCAGTTCCTGATAGGCTGCCCATTCCTCGTCGGTCATTCCCGACTCCGCCTGATCGCGGAAAATGGGCGACATGCCGCGGATCTGTTCGGCCTGGTCGATCTGTTTGTCGGATGCCAGCATCCGGTCCATGACCTGGCGGACCTCGCCGGTCAGAATGGGGAGATCCTCCCCATGCTGCTGGCGGTAAATCTGGTTGAGCTCGGTGGCGATCGACGTGTAGACCCGTTTCAGCCACGCGGAGAACCGCTCGAAGACGGTCTGCATCTTGGGGTTGGGCGCCCGGCCCTCGAACAGGTAGACCTCGTAGTTGTACGCGAAAGCCTCATGGTGCTTACGCTGGACCTCAAACGGCAGGGCGTTCCATGCGTCCAGGTCGGCCACGCCGAACCAGTCGAGCAGGGTCTGCATGTCGGCTTTAAGCCGTGGCGATGCATTCGGCTCGGCAGCCAGCTCCGCGTAGGTGGTCAGGAAGAAATGCGCCGTCTCGTGGAGGAACGTGCTGTAGTCGGACTCCTGGGTCAGGATGGTCGTCAGGGTTGCCGGGTTGAATCCTCCACGGTTGCTGGCCTGGGAGGCCTGGTACATTTCCTGAATGGCCACGTCATCCTCTGAGAAAATGACGTAGTTGTAGCTGATCTTTCCGTCTTTGCCTCGACTCGCCCCGTCCGCGTATTTGATCCCGCGAATGCCGAGAGACAGGAGGTATTCGGAAGCGGCTTTGTCGTCAGAAACATTATACCCCCTTCGGGATTCACGCCTCTCCCCGAGGCGCTGCGCTATCATTTCATATAGCGCTTTGCCGCCATTGGGTACATCGCCCACTCCGGATTCATTAGCATAATCGGAATAGCGGCCGTGCGACAATTCAGGATTTGCTTTTTCGAGTATCGCTTTTACCTTCTCGCTCTGTTCGCTCAGGGAATTATCCCACAGTAGGTATTCATCTTCCGCGGGGGCCAATTCGACCTTATAGAGCCTGCCCGCTGATTTACGATCGTATTCTTCTTTCAGCCGAACGGCCTGGCCGTGCAGCAAATGCTCGCCGACCAAAGATATCTGATCGGCGCCAGGTTTTAGCGCCCATACGGAATAATCATTCGGACCGTCTTTCAGTATTTTAGCGGTAACGCCTTTGTCTAAAGCAAGCGTTTTTCTGTAAAACTCGGCCACATCTTTCGCGCCGGCGAAATAGAGCCCGTAGCCGTAAGCCTGGGCGCCTTCACCGGTGCCGATGTGGTCGGTGCTGAATTTGGAGAACGTATAAGGAGATCCATGCCAGGCGGACTGGTACAAGGTGTTGGCCATCTCACCAATGAAGGGGATGGCATACCGGGGGATCGGTTGCTCGTACGCACGGAGCGGTTCGATATATCCAGCCGCGTCCAGCTGTGCGTAGATTTCAGGGTAGATTTTCTCCAGGCGATCCGCCCATCGGGGACCGGTGAGCTCGCCCTGCGGAAGGGTCTTGTTGTCTCTCAGCTCCTGGGAGAGCTGCTGTGCGGGGGATTGACTGAGCGGTCCGACCTGGGGAGCGTTGGCATACGCGCCCGTATCGGCGCCGAGATATTCCGGGGAGATCTCTCGTTCCCCCAGGAGACATGCCACCCCGGAATCCCGGTCCAGCCATCCGGTATAGCCCGCGTCCAGGAGGGCCAGCTCGAAAGCGTTGTTGACGTTCTCGCCGGAAGGTACACGCACGTCCAGGGTGCCGGTGCTCTTGTCGTACAGACCGTCGAGATCATACCGATGGGCGTGCGTTCCGACCCCCGGCTCGGGGCGGATGCCTTTCCCGGTGTTGATGTAGAAATAGATGCGATGGTAGAGGGGGCTGTTCTTGTCGGCGGGCAGCCGTTGCAGTTCCTGCCCGGCTGCGTTGGTCCCCTGGAAGGCCGAAGACAAGACCTCCCGGGGGCTTTTGCTGAAATGTATTCCTGTTACTCGGACAGAATCCGCGGGGGATTTTGCTTGATCAGGTTGGCCAGCGCTTCCTCGCCCCCCTTGAATTCCTCCTCGGTCCAGCCCTGCTTGGTAGAGGGTTCCGGCGTTTGCTCGATGTTTGTCGAGCTCGCTTCGGAGGAGTTTGGTCGTTTCTGCCCGCAGATGATCAGCCCGCGTTTTAGCGGATGATCGTCGGGAAGAGGCTGATTCATTATCACCGGCATAGTTGTATTCCTCCTTACTCGGAAAAGCGGCGTAAACAGTATTGCCCCGAATGGTGAATTCACCACCCAGATGATCATTAACTAGCATGGCGAGAGATTCTGTGTCAAGTCCGGAATAGTTAAGGATAATCATGCGGCCGTCAACAGTCGTGTGGCCTCCGATCAGTTTCTTTCCATCTTTTTCCAGCTCCCAGAGCCGATCGTATAAAGCCCTGATTTGTTCCCCCCCGTAGCCCTCGGGCAGATCAATCGTAAGCGCGCCGGTGGGTTCGAGCCCGAGACCTGGCTGTTCCGAGACCACCATCATGCTGTCCTGGGAGAGCGCGTACCCCATCAGCTTCGCCGCCGTGACGGCCAGCTCCCATCGATCGATTGACAGGGTCAGAGAGGGGTTTGTTGCGCCCAGGTATCCACCCAGCTGCAGTGAGGTCGATCCGCCGGTTCCCAGCTCCTTCAGGACGTTAGACACGACCTGGGGAGCCACTATACGACTGATTTCCGCCTGCGTGTCACTATCGAGGGCGCCCCATTCCGCGGTGAGCTTTGCATTGTTCGGGTCCGGCGCCACCTCGAAGAAGACCCGGGCAGCGGCGGATTCCTGGCGACCCGTCTCGCCCATATCGTCAATACGCTTTTGTGCGGGGCCTTCGTATGTACGCGAGACGGTATCGTTGAAGGGGACAGCAACCCAGTCCGGAGGCGTGATATCACGCGCTAAAGCCAGGATCTCCTTCTGGGCCTGGTCCTGCTCGATTTCGCCCTTCTTATAGCGTTCCCAGATCTGGTTCGCGTCCTTCTTGATGAAGATCTTCCGTCCGGCATCGAAAAGACCGCGCACAGCCTCCCAGGTGATGGACTGCATCTGCCGCGGCAGGACCCCTCTTTGCTCAGCCGCTCTTCGGTAGGCTTCCAGATAGAGGGGGTATGTACCGTTCAGACCTGTAACCGAAGACTTGCTTGATCCCGTTCCGCCGAAAGCCTGCAGTACCTCGATGTCGTTGGCAGACAGAGGTCGAAGGAGCGCTGCAGCAACAGCGTGGGTGTCGATCGTCGTATATCCGCCAGCGCTGTTCGGATCGAACAAGTTATTGTAAAAATTGCGGACTTTGTGCTCTTTCCCCAGCTGGTAGTGGACATTCTCCGCACGGCCGTCAGTCAGGATCGAGACCGCCTTGGCGATCGTCGAGTAGGACTTCCACGCCATGGTGGCTTCCTCACCTTTGGTCGTTTTGACGTAATCCGCCACCCCGCCTTCCGGCGTCAAGACGCGATACGAACGACTGTTATAGGTCTGATCATAAACCCGTATCCAGCGGGCTGCGAGATCCGGCAAGCCTATCACCTCGTCCAGGGTCTTGCCGACTACGGACTGCATACGTTTGTCGAGGCTTCCCCCAGAAAGCTGGATTGCCGTTTCGGTCATCGCCTCATCCCACGTATAATCACGCATGCCGAACACGATGTCCGCGATTCGCTCGGCCTGGCTTACATTCGGAAACCACCCGTTTTGCGGGGACAGGACCGCGATCACGGCCGCGCCCTGCATCTCGGAGATCCCATACCGGTCCGCCCAGGTCTCGATCGTTTTACGCCCGCCGTCGTACCACCTCTCCGCTCGTTCGCGCATTTCGGCAGGCATATGATCATGTAGCCAGAGCAGGTTGTTAACCGCGTGATCGATAAATTCCTCTGCCTGTCGCTTCGGGTCTTTAGCCCCTTTCCCCTTCAGTTTACGCATATTAGGGGTGGCCATGAGCGCTTCCATATTTTTGCCGAGTGTCGTTAGATCCGACAACGTCACGTCAAAATCGATGGTAAGCGTTTCCATCAGAGGGTCTTCAGTCGCTTTGATGGCTGACGGCAACCGACTGGACAAAGACTGATGCATGATGTTCGGGTCGTTCGGATCGTACGTGCCGCGGTTAGCTGTGGCGGATTTGATCTGGGTGGGGGAGAAGGCGATATACGAGTCCGTAGCCTCTTGGTTGGGCGAAGTCTCGAATTCATTTCGGTAAACGATACCGTCATAACCGGCTTTTTCGATAGCCGCTCTTATCCGTCTATCTGAAGCGGATTCCGGCAGATTCGCTCCTATCCGTTCGTTTACCATTCTAACTACATCGCGACCTTGCCAGCCTCCCAAATCGTCTAAACGTAGGGGGTTCTGAATGCTCAAATAGACCGGAAGAACGTAACCCGCTTTTTCGTTCCCATAAAGGTTTTTCGCAACATCCTCACTTCCGAAATGAAATCCGAGTTGCCCGGTGGTATACTTCCTATCGAAGGCATTAAATTTTACATTCGTCGCATGATTCACGACCAAAGGCTTTCCGGTCGCATCGACCACCTTGGACTCCCCAAACCAGGACTTGAATTCCGGGGACTCGATCGCGGTCTGCCCCTGCGTCATCTGCCCGCCCCCGAGCTCTCCGCTCGTGATCTTGTAAGGATGCGCCTGGTACAGCTCCATGGGCGTCACGCCCATCTCGGCGGCCGTGGTCACGTAGAAATCCCGGACGAATGACGCGTATGCCCGCGATACCGGGGCGGCGTAGGTGCCCGTGGCGTTGAGCTGATCGAAGATCGTCTTCTGCACTTCGTTGGCGCTCCTGATGACGTCATCCGTCCGGCCCTGCTTGGCCAGGATGGCATCCGCCCGGGCTTGCAAGTCCGTGCTCAGCTTCGCCGCGGCTTCCACCTCGGCCATCGAAGGTGCCTCCGGAGTGGATCTCAGATGGGGGTTGAGCATGTCCCCGATTTCCGTTCCGGCGACCTTACCGATGAACTCATTTAGCGGGAGGACGATGTCGCCGCCCGTGGCTATGGCCTCATCGAGCTTTCCGGCCAGGGAGGGAACAGCGTTCGCCACTTCGACCGGGTCCAGCTGGGCCGCGATCATGACCTGGTGAAACGTATTGGCATCCACATACAGATTTTCGACGGCGCCGTCCGTCGTGCTGGCCAGATGCGCGGCCAGGTTGTCGGCAAAGCCCTGATAGGTCTCGGGATCGCGCTCCCTCAACTGCTGGAGCTTGCTCGCGTCCGACAGCTCCGTGAGCGTCTGCTGCATTCCACGGGTCCGGATGTGCAGGGCGGCCTGAACGACGCTGGAGGCGATCGTGCCGACCATCGCACCCACCTCTCCGGCCTCAAGGGCTTCCCCGAAAGCTACCTTAGAATCTGGGCTGGTTATAGCGATATGCGCGATATCATGTCCGATGTTCTCCAAGAGCTCCTGGACGCCTTCGCTCACCGTACCCAGGCCGATCTTCGCGGCACGGTCCAGCAGCATGTTCTTCAACGCCAGGGTCTGGGGCGGAGACAGGATCAGCTTAGTGACCAGGTATTCCGTCGCGCCGGTGATGGCGCCCCCGGATAAGACCTCCCAGGCCTGCCGGTCCTTGTCGGCGTTCTGCGAGACCTTATCGCGCTCGATCTTGTCGGCCATCTGATCCGCGCCCTGCGCGAACATCTGTAAGGCGCTAACCCCTTTCAGGAAATACCCCCCGAGGAGCTGGGGGATGATCTGCCCTACCCCCTGTATCACCTGACCGTATTTGCTGTCGTCGCCTTCCGGCGCGAGCCCGCGCCAGTAGTCCTTCGTCGTTTTCCCGATATCGATCAGCGTGTCCGCTAAAAGGCTTTTGCTGCCGGTCAGCTGCTCCAGCGAGTGCAGGGTTTCCCCGAGACCTTTAATCGTGCTGCCGACGCCCGTTCCGGCAAACCCCGCGGCGAAATGCCGGGCCGTCCGTTCGATCATTCCCAGTTCCGCGGATTGATCGTGCGCCAGCTTCGCAAAATCGGCGTCAGTGTATTTTTCCTGCAGGGCCGGGGTGTCGGCCGTATTATTCGCGATCGTCTTCTGGAGGGCCAATCGTTTGGCCGTATCGGGATCTCCCTCGACAGCCGCAACAGGCGTGCCCAGCAAATTGGCGATCCGCTTCTTCCGGGCCTCCTCCTCCGGGCTGGTACTCGCGGCAAGACCGGTGGAAGCCGCGAATTGCGCCTGATGCCCGGCCTCGAAATCCTCCATCATTCCCAGATATCTATTCCCCTCCTGCGGGGCGGCGCTATCTTCCTCTTCCATCATCCTGAGATAATCAGTCATTTTCTTCTCCGTAGAAATCCGTATATCCGGGCATCTTGCCTTTGAGATACCATCTAACCAGGTTGGCCCTGCTGGGCGCGTAAATCTCGTTCCCGGTGGCCTTGTAGCGTTTCGCCATGGCCGCCGCGATATCCACCTGATCCTTCCTGGGGATGACGATCTTGTTGATATCCTCGCTGGTCAGGGATGCGATCGGCTTGTTTCGAGTGCTCCAGAAACCATTTACCAGCACCTGTTTGGAAAGCGTCTGGCGGATGAATTCTGTTTTTTCCGTGGCGCTCATAGGGGCCTTGCGCTGCTGCATCTCGTGGTTGAGGGCTTCCTCCAGGCGGAATTTAAGTGCCCCGACCTGGTTTCGCATGTTTCTGTTCTTCGAGCCGGGGTCCAGGTTAAGCGACCGGGCCACCGCGTTGAAGGTGTCCGTATCGAGCTTGGCATCCTGGTATTTGCCCGGGTTCTGGATTGCGTCCCATCGATCCAGTAATTGCCGGGTGGCCGTCATCCCGAATTTCCCCCGGGTGGCCTCCACCTGTGCCCGGCTCATCTTACGCAGGACGTTCGGATCGCTTACCGTCAGGTATTCGTCCCCGTGTTTCAAGAATGACAAGTGCTCCTGCCTCTGCAGCTCGGCCAGCTCCCGGGAAGAATTCGCGGCCGCCCGGTTTGCCCGGTTTGTCGCTTCCGCTTCCATCGCTCTGCGGATTTCATGGCGCTCGGTCCCGGACAGAGCCAGCCAGGCGGGCGAGGTCTGAATCTTCTTGAACGACACGCCCCCGTCAACCTGTTGCCAGACGCTGGAAATGGCCTGCGCCTTGGTCTCCGTCTGCTGCCCGTTCCACTCCCCGGCGCGTTCTTTGATCCCCGCAATGGCAGCCTTCTGCACGTCCTCATTATCGCCCGCCAGCTCGCGGACCTTCTCTGTCATACTGAAAAGAGGGATGGCGTCATTTAGGCCTTTCGGTCCGAGATCCTCCCAGACCTTGGCTGCCAGGTCGTCCGCTTCGGTGGCCGTGGTGGCGGCCTTCACTACATTCCGGATCTTATTCAGCGGTTCGCCCGGCTGGATCTCCTGAATGTGCGCATCAAAGTATTTCTTGGCCTGGGAGGACTGGCCCAGGCTGATCATGTTGGTGATGACATTCCCGTGTAGCTGGGTTGTCGCATCCTTGACCAGGGTTTCATACTGCTCGGAATCCTTCGGAATGCCCGCCAGCTCCGCGACACTGTCCACCTCCGCCAGCATAATCCGCTTATTCGTATGATACAGGCTTTGCGGATCTTCCCATCCGGCCCAGTTCTGCAGGGCGTCCTGCATCGCGCCCTGGAAACGGGCTTTAGCCTCGTTGCCGCTATAGACCTTCGCCTGGTTCATGGCGTGGCTGTCGATAAGCATCAGCGCGGTTTGCAGTCGCTGGGATGCCACTTTCTGAAACATCTGGCGCTGCATGTCGTTCGTCAGGCCCTTTTCAAAAGACTTTGTAGCCTCCTGTATCGTCTTGATCGCGGTCGGCCGACCGTCCAACGCGTTCTTGCCGGAGGTCTGCAGGAAGCCCTTCTCCGGATCGTAGAGGGTCGTACGGATCACGTCCGCCAGCCGGTTGTCCATGTCCTTGGTCGTCGCGGTGTCGATCTGGTCCTGCAGATCCTGGGCGATCCTGGTGACGGCATTCCCCACTTTCGTCACCGCGGCGCCCTGTTCCTGCAGCTGAGCGGAGGCGTAGTCCCTAACCTCCGGGGCGCTGAACTGCTTCATCGGCTCCGCGGTCGCTTCAACGGTCGGCAAATCGTATACTTTCATCATTTCACCCCCAGAGCCGCAGCCAATCGATTCATGCTGCGTCGTTGGTACCAGCTCGACGCCACGGACGCCCCCGAATTCATGAGGCTGGTCCCGGCGGCCATGTACGGGCTGATCCCCTGCGCCGACACGCCCTGCAGCAGCGACTCATTCGCTGCATTGACGGACTGCGTGCGCGCAGCCCAGGCCTGCCGGACGGCGTTGGCGTTGATCGTGTACATGTCCATTTCTTTCATCAGGTCCGTCGTGGCGATCTCCTCCGCGGCGTTCCCCTCCCCGAGAGCAATCCCGCGAGCGGCCTGTGACGCCCGCTGAGCGCCCTTGACCTTTCCGGCTTTCAGCGAGATCCGGCCCTGCTCTTTCTGCCCGGCCAGCAGGATCGACTGTGCCGTCCGTTCGGCCATCCGAGCGTTGATTGCATTCATCTCGGCCTGGAATTCCAGCTGGTCTTTGACATTCTGCGCGGAGTAAAACGCTCCAATGCCCGCCTGCAACGCGCCCGCGATGCTCATCGCCAGTCCCGCGTTATTCATCAGCCCGGCGGTCTTGGATGCATTCCCGCCCAGCAGCGACTCGTAATTGGTGAGGCTGGCCTCCATCTGATAGGGTGTGAAAAAATTCATACTCGGCTACCCTCCTATACTGACTTCAAGCGTCAGGGATGCGATGGTCAACGGTAACGGATCTGCCTGCCGGACATACACCTGGCCGCCATCCGCCCAGGTCGGCGTCAGCATCAGGCGGATCTCCTCTGACTTCAATTCCGGGGGCAGGCCGTAAAGTTCCGTCGTGCGCTGCTTGGCTTCCACGAGATGATCCGCATCCGGACCAATGAAAACACCCGACGACCGATAGACGCGCAGCCAGGCGTGGTTGACGTTTTTGTACCGCCCCTGGCCGAAGCTGGAATCAATTTGCATGGCCAACGGCAGGGTCTCCAGATCCGCTTCAATCGGCAGGCCGACCTGAACGACGGTCGCCGCGATATCGAGAGCGATGGCCCCGCTCGTCACCACGCATTGCGGATGGACAGCCCCGTCCGCCAGGACGCTGACCGTCTCCCCCTCCAGGTGATCCAGGCCGACAAAACTGTTACGGGCGAAGGACCAGACCGCGGTCGCGGTATTCCGCAACGCTGTGGGGAGGGTCTTGTCAACCCGAGCCGTTGCGACGGTTGCCGAGGAGGTGGAGATAATCGCGAGCCGGTACGTGCTGCCCGCGTCATCCGTCAGGACGATCGCGTCGCCCACATCCTCCGTGCCCGTGTCGAAGATGGGCCCATCGGCAGTTATGGTCAGATCCTCCCCGGGCCCCCAGGTCGTCCCTCCGGAAACCGTAACCGTCGTGGCGCTGGTATTCGTTCCGTCATACGTCAGCCCGGAATCCACAAAGAAGGCGTCCGCGGGCGCGATGAACTGCCGGGTGTGCAATCTCTCGATATAACGGTAGTACGTACCCCCGATAAGCCGTCGCACCACCACGTAGAGGACGTCCTCCGCGCCCTCCGCCACCACCGTGCAGCTCTCGAAGGTGCCGTTGAGCGTATCGTGCTGGTGCCAGGCGCCGACTTGCTGCTCCGGGACATATGTCAGGCCCAGCAGTTTGCCGGAGCTGGAGACGAACCACAGGAGCTGCTGGGGAGCCTTACTGTAAGCCATGTCCACGATCTCGTACGTATCGAACAGGTGCGCGGACCGGAGCGAGAGATCGCCTGTAATGAAGCCGTTGGCCTGCCAGTTATAGGAGCACTCCCGGACATGGCCGCCGCGTGCGGCGCCATAGATCAGGTTGGTATTGCAGATAACGGGCTGGACGTTACTCGCCCCAATGTAGGACTGAGGACCGACCGCGATCGAGGTCGGGGTGATCGCATCCGAGTTTACGGACGTCACGCGCCATTCGGCCGCGGAGGTCAGCAGCAGGAGCTGCGAAAGGGGTACGATATGCCGGATGGTATTGGCTTCCCGGGCGGCCACCCGGAAGGCAATCCGGTCGTCATCGCGGATGGGGATGCAGTACGACATGTTGCTTTCCGTGCCGGACTTGGTCATCCAGATGTTTTGGGGCTTGTTCGTGGTCCCCGCAAAGGCGCGTCGCTGCTCGAAGTAGGACACTGCTGCCGGGTAGTCCCCCGCGGCGTTGAAGACCGTCTCGTAGGTCGGAGGGCACATCGACATGTCGGGAGAGATATTGTCGTCAACGATACTCAACCCGGACGTCTGACCGATATATCCGTAGATCCCGCCCTGCAACTTATAGACATGATACCGGGACGCACCCGATACCGCGCTCCAGGCGATTGTGACGATGCCGCCCGTCTCGAACAAGTTGCCCTTGGCCGTTGCGACGGAGGAGGCCACCGACTCATTGACGCCATCCGCATCGATGGCCGTAACCACGTACGTGTAGTCGTATTTTGCCGTCGTATGCCCGGAAGCGGTGGCCGTCACCCCCGTAGGGGCGGAAATCGTGGCGGAAAAGGATATCGTCGTCAGGGTCCACTGCGTCGCCCCCAGCCGGCGTAATTCCCGGGGCGCGTAGTTCGGGTGGACGAGCGTCAGCACGTCGGCCGACTGGACGTAATGGATGTCAAACAGGTCCGCCTCGGCGTACGGGCTGGGGATCTCATAGGCGGCGCTCGGGATCTCGTACCATTTCCCCGCAGCCAGGTCCGTCGCGAATGTCCCGGACGTGTGGGCCGTCGTACAGTAATACGTTTTGGCCGTCTCCAGGACCAGATCCCCGACCACGTAGCCCGTGCCCGTAAGCCAGCCCGAAGGTACCGGCGCCAGCAGCGTCGCGCCCCCCGTGTGGAAGCGGATATACCCGTCGCCCAACTCCAGAACCATGGTCTGCGTCGTGCTGTAGGTAAACGAGATCAGGCGGACCGCCTTGGAGCTGTCCTTTACCGCACGCACAAACCCAAATCCCGGCCGGTTATCCGCGGGCCCCTGGGGCTTAATGATGAAATTGCGGCACAGTGTGAGACCGGCCTGGTACTTGACATCATCAATCCGGCCGTACATCTCGGGGGAAATTTCACCCCCGGCAAAGGATCTCTGCAGGGTCTTGACATTCGGCATCCTTTACCTCCCGGAGATCCACGTCACGACGTGCGCGGGCTGAATACGCCGTTGGTTCGTGTCGCTTAGCTGCGCCTGTGCCAGGTGGGCCTGGAACATCTGATAGCACCGCTTGCCCTCTGCCATGCCCGCGTCGCCCTTGATGACCGGTCCCGCCAGCATGGACGCTAAAAGCCAGGTCAGGCAGGCCGTAAAGAGCGGGCTGAATTTCGTGGGGTCCGTAACGGAGGCCACGTACCGCAGGACCGCATCCTCCTGATTGGTGCAAATCACCAGCTCCCCCGTGGACAGGGTCTCGATACTATACGCCGGGGGGACGTATATCCCGCTGCCCGCGAGATACCCGTCATCCTCAGATGCGGGGGTGACGTAATCGTCATCAGCTTCCGGCGATATGACCGCCAGCGCTTTGAGCATCAGGTTCGGTCGGCTGTATACGTAAAGCCATTGATCCACGGTAGCGGAAAGCAAGGTCAGCGCGATACGGCGCGTGGCGAAAGACCAGGGGTGCATTTCAAGCAGGGAGTCCCGGGCGACGGGATAGAATCGAGCGCAATGCTCCGCTTGTGCGGAGCCTTCAGGGGGGTCGATGCTGGCGACAGAAGCCTCGTCTCCGAGATGGGCCAGCGCTATATTGCAGATATCGACGACACTACTCATAACACCCTCCAGGGAGAAAAAAGGGGGATGCAGTAAATCCGTCTGCACCCCCCATTCTGACTATCCAACCGGCGGACTAATCGAACGCTTCATCCGCGGAGGTCTTTTTTGCCCCGAACGCTTTCCCGGCGGAGGGCTTTCCCGCAGGAGGTGCCGCGGGTTTTTCCAGGATTTCCAGGCAGCCATTCTCAGGGCCGTTATAGTCAAAGGTCTCGCCCTTCTCACGGATGGCGTTTCCGACAAAGCATCTGACTTTCGCTTTAACCTTCATTCAGCCCTCCTTATGCTACGCTCCACCCGGACGCGTAGAACTTCTTACCGTCCTGGATGGTCTCAACAATGTCAGTCGTAACCTTGCCCTTCGTTGCTGTAGTGCCCGTCACCGTGTACGACGCGCCCAGATACTGCAGGCCCAGACTCGCAATCTGCGGAGGAATCTGCAGAATATGCTGCTGCCCGGCTGCCAGACCGCCCGAGGCCAGGGTGACATTCTTCGATGCCAGGACCGTCGGGGAACCGAGCGCCGCGTCGTTGTCAACGAGGATGCTAAAATCCAGAGACGTCAGCGTCTTGAACGTCTCGGTGACGGTAAACACCATATAGAGCGGTTTGCCCTCGCCGATATCCCGCGCCTGAGAAAGGTCGATCGTATTGGTCGAAACCGCGGTATCGGTAACGGCCTGGTCTTCGCTCAGTCTCAAAAGGTCGTCAATAATCATGTCATATCTCCTATAAGGCTGGGGGAGCGGTTTCCCGCTCCCGCGTTAAGAGTTAGTTACGCGACAACCGCTTCCGTGGTGACGATCGCGTCATTTTTCCGGAGCGGAACCCCCAGGAAAGACAGCCAGGACTGAGGCGTGCCGTACAGGGTCATCCCCTCGTTGATTTTCAGGACGTACTGCGTTTTGTCCAGGGCCGCGATCGACAGGCCCTCATGGACGGTCCGGTTCATGTAGAACGCCGCACGACCCATGGACAAATTCGGCACCCGATAAAGCGCCCGCAGCATCAGCTTGATGATCGCGGTGGCTGCCGTGGCGGCCTGCGTATCGGACTGCGCGATCAAATGCGCGGTATTGATGTTGCAGATCCGGACGACATAGCGCCAGTCCTTAACAACCAATCCGTTTTTCCACTGATACCGGGTAGCCAGGGCCTGCATACGCGTTCCGTCCGAATTGTAAACCGTCTGCTCGCCGAGATCCTCGTGCAGGAGCCCTGCCTTAGAGCCCTTCGGGAACGGGCAGTAAACCGTGTTGTCGCCCCAGACGACCAGATAGATGGACGTATTGGTCGTCGCGTCGGCACCACCCGCCGAGATAATGTTCTGGGCGTTGTTCGGAGACCCGACGCCGATATCGGAATACCGGGGGGCCAGGCCCAGGAACTGCTTCGGATCAGTTGCGGGGTTGCCGTAGAACAGCGTGGTGGCCATGGTCTGATTCATCGCCTCCAGGAACGCGGCATCCTCGGACAGCCGGAACTGAGCGGTATTGCCGTTCAGCATGGCCAGGTCTTTATCCACCTCGGATCGGGCTTCCAGCATGCCGCAGGCCTCATCGACCTGGGCCGTGGTGGACTTGCTGGAGGGGATGCCCTGATTGAGGGCTCTCCAGTATGCCGTGGGGAGACCGGTACGGATCACGACGCGGTCGCCGGTGGGAAGGTTGCCCTCCTTGAACATGCAGTCCGAGAGGATTTCATTCGATTGAGAAAGAAGTTCCGCCACCGCGGCGATGCGGCCCTCCGGATCAAGCCGTTTAGCCCAGTCGGCCAGGGTCAAAGACGTCGCTGCAAGAGTAGTCATAGTGTCTCTCCTTTAATCTTGCAGGGAGTTCGTCTTGAAGTGCCTGGCTTATTTGAATGTTAGCGGGGGCGTATCACGCCGCGGCAAGTATCGCTTTAATCACGCCTATCAGATGCCGGTATACATCCGGCATCCGAGCTTTCAGGTCGTTTAACAGATCCGCCAGATCGTCTCTCATTTCCCACCATACAGGGTGTCAGCCAGGTCATTCCAGCTCTTCGCGGAGGGCTTACCCTCTTTGTGCCCGCCGACAAACGTGTCGGGTACAAGGGCCTTCCCGGCGCGATAAAAGAAACGGATCACTTCCGGATGGTTTCCGATCCCGGACGTGTTCAGCAGTTCCTTCAGCTCAGGCGTCCCGAATTTCTCGAGGGCGCCTTTAGCGATGCCGAGATTCTCCTCGAGCTTCTCGCCACCGAATTCCTTGTCCGCCTTGCTGTCCGTCATCCACTGCTGCTGGACTTCCGAGATCTTGGCCATCTGCCTCTGCTGGATAACCGGTCCCAGTTTGTCGATCAGCCCCTGGGCCTTATCCTGGGTCAGATTCAGCTCCTTCGCGGCTTCAGAATATACTTTCAAAAACTCCCCGTCGAATTCCTGCCCCTCGGGGGCCTTGAATTCATACGTCTCGGGCGCGCCTTCCGCTTTGGGAGGGTCTCCAGCCGGAGGATCGCCAGCAGGCGGATCTCCTGCCGGGGGTGGTGTGCCCTGGGGAGGATCTCCCGCGGGCGGGTCTGTCGGTGTTCCGCCGTTATTGGTTGGTTCGGTCGGATCTGCCATCTGTTTGCTCCTTCATCATTTGTGGGTAAAGCTCCGGGCATGTCTGGTGTATCAAGTCCAACGTGCGGAGGCCGAAATTCCGAAAACCCTCATTAAAGGCCATCTGCATGGCCGTGGTCGAGAAAGACGACCGGAACACGCCTGCTTGATCCAGAAGACGCCATAAAACACGGCGCCCTCTCCGATTGCTCATGAGCCATTTAATATCCGACGCTTCCGTCTCTCTGTCCAGGCGGGCTGTCAGGGCTTTCTCTGCCTGGGTCGCCTCCTGGTGCTGGATATCGAAAGTGTCGTGCTTCGCCATGTCTGTTTTATAACCCGCCTTCGCTAAGTTAAGGGTACCTGTTTATGCCTCGCGAAAAGCGCCCCCGAAAAGCCGGACCGCCCAATACATGGGCCAGCGCTTCCACCCCAGACCCGTAACGCTCATCGCCTCCAGGAAAACCTTGTCAGCAGTCGCACGAGAAACCCTAGTACACCGGTAAAGGTAGTCGTGGACGGTTGCGGCCGGATGGGCTTCATCACCAAAGAGCATGAACGCGACCGGCAATCGCGGGACGGAGGCGAAATCTGTTGTGAACCCCGCAGGAACCACGATAGTGCCCGCGATATCAGACTCGTACAAAAGCGGCGAAATAAGTAACCATCGATCATCATCAACCCACTCCGTTATCAATTTTGTTCGGAAACGTGCCATGACATCAATAAAGTGCCACGATATTCGTCGCGGTGGTGCCCGTCGATTTCACCTTGGTGACTCTAATCGGCAGCGTCACGCCAGCCGGGACGGCCTTGAAGAGCACATCCCCTCCCCCTTCCATTGTCACCGTCAAGTCACCGGTTGCACCAACGTACAGAGACCGGGACGGGGGAGAGATTACCGTCGTATCGTGCGGCGTGACTTCCGTCGCGTACGCTGACGGCAGCGAATTATTAACGATTCCATATCCAGGTGCTCCCATAGCAATACCCTCCTTCTCTATCGCAATACGCCGGGCGTGTTATACCCGGTCAGTCCGTCCATGATGTTTGTCAATGCGCTATCCGGACCCATGCTCGCGCCGGCCAAGTTCTTGACGGTCTGGCTGGTCTGGTTCGCCACCTCGGCCTGCTGTATCGCCTGCTGCTGCTTTACCCGCTCCTGCCGGATCAGGGCCACCCGGTCCCCGGGCACGATCAGCTTGGGATCGACGCCCAGCATGTCCGCATAGGCCTCTGCCCAATAGTCCGAATCAAACTTATCGAGCACGTCAGGCTTGAACTGCGCGACAGCCCCCAGGTTGCCGGTCCACCGGTCAACCGAATTCGCCCCTACTGCCCGCTGAGCCTGCGCCAGCATGCTCACGAACTCCACATTGATCTCCACGTTCGCCATCTCAGGAGGGGGCGGAGGGAGGATGCCCGTCCCGACGATACGCGAGAACGCGTTCTCGATCAGGGGGTCCAGCAGTTCGTTGTGCAGCCGCTCCAGGACCGGGCCGAGCATGAGGAGTTTCTCCTCGTGGCGCTCGGCCACCTCGGTTGCGGTCATCCGCGTGTCTGTTGCGTTGGCCAGCATCAAAAATAGATCCGCGTAAAAGGCACCACGGATTCTTTCGCGTACGTCCTGGATATCCTGCAGCAGATGACTAAGGTCCAGATTGACCTCATACAGACTGCGAATGCCCTGCTGCGGGGAGGACGGATCAAAATACGTTACACCACCGGGCAGTGTATCAACCTCTCTGTTCTTGAGCGTGGTCGGTACCTGAAGCGGCGGTTTGGTCTTATAGTCGATGCCCTGCGCCTTGCGGAGCTGCTCGTGCTGGAGCTGCTTGATATCGCCAAGGGCCTCCATGCCGGGGCTGTTGCCATAGATATCCCCTCCGGAAATCGCCCAGCGGGGAACGAGGGCCGGAAAATCAGGAAAGCCGGACTCCCTTAAATAGACGTCCGGATCGCCACCCACCTCGAAGTAGAAGCTCCCCCAGGGCATGTTCTTGTTGTCCTTCTTGCTGAGATCCCTGTCTGCACGGGGCTCGATGGCGTGGATCAACGGCACCCAGGCGTCCAGGTTGCCCGTGTCGTACATGTGCTGCAGCGATTTCGAGCAGGCATCCCGGCCGAATTCCTTGACGATCTCAGAGACCTGTTTCTCGAATTCGCGATATATCGTGCAGACGCGCCCCTGGTAGTCCGTCGCGATGCAATACTCGCCCGCGGTCAGGACGTAATGGTGGAGCACGTTATTGAAATCGGGCAGCACGATCGATGCGGCTGTGCCGTAGCAGCCCAGCTCCTCATAGATCGAATGCAGCGCCCGATAGGTGTTCGAGCGCTGAAAGATCCTCTGCATCAATTTGGTGACATCCGCCAGCCAGATCTTGACCGGATAGTATGCGTTCAGCTCGGCATCCGGGGTGGCCAGCTTGAACCAGGGCCGTGCAGGGCTGGTCGCACCCGCCATCATGCCCGCTCCCAGAACGCGAAGCGCCCGGGTGCCGGTCGAGTCGTAGATGTTGTTGTGCTTGCGGCCCCCGCTGTTGCGGTCCTGAACGAAGAAACGCCCGGACCGGGGCAGAATGTACTCGGAGAGCTCCTGCCAGTGAGACCACCAGGAGGAGCGCTCGCTCTTCAGGGCGCCCCATCGGTTGTTGAGCTTCTCACGTTTTGGCGTTTTCGGCTTGCCTTCCATCGTCTATCAGCTCCCCAGGAGGGAATTTTTCCCCAGCTGCAGGGCCGAAGCATCCACGCCCTGCGGTCCCGTCAGCATCGTTCCCCCGACCAGCCCACGGCGCTGGGCGCCAGCGAGGAGACTGGCCACATCCGGGCTCTTCTGGTTTGCCCTGTTCGTCGCTTCGTCCGCGGCGCGTTCCTGCCTCAAGGCCGCATCCCTGGCGTCGCGTCTTGCGTCCTTCGCCATGCTTCGCTGCCGTTCCGCTGAGTAGATGGTCGCGGCCGACGTGATAACAGCCGCTGTGATAATTCCGGACATGGTCCCCCTCCTCTCATCTCCCCAGCAGGGAGATCTTGCTTAATTTCATGGATTCTGTTTCTTTCATTTTCTTTTCCGTCAAACCGGTGAGCAGCGTACCGCCACCCCATTCGCCAGACACAGCGCCTTTATATGCATCGCCACCCGCCAGGGCCCGCCTGATAGGGGTCCAGGACGCCATCGAGGCCAGATACTTCGCATGCTCCTCGGCCTGCTGGTTCCGCTGGTCCCGAAACATCGCTGCCGCTATCTCGCTCGGACCGATTATCATGCCGCCAAACATGTCTATTCCCCCGTTATGACTATTGTGTTACGAGATCCCGGCTGCCTGCTGAGCAGACGGTCTGCCTCGTCGGTGAACTGCTCCTCCGCCTGTTCGATCGTTTCGGCGTCCGTCGCGAAGATCATGGTGAGATGGATGTCACTCACAGCCACAAAGGCCTGTTTTCTCCCCCTGCTGCCCGCCAGGACGTTAAAACCGGTCAGCCTGACCGACGTATCGCCCAGGGTGACGATCGCGTCTCCTGAGACGATTAACAGCGTCGGTACATTTATGAGAGCCCCGGTCAGCACCACACCGGCCGCAACCTTGACCGACCGGGCGTACATTCCGCCATGCAGGACGTGGTGCGTCCCGATATCCGCCTGGGGTAACTGACTCAGCAGCCCCTCCAGCTCGCGGATCTTCTCCATGCCCGCCAGGGTCATAGGAGGGAGGATGTCCTTTATGCCGACCAGGTTATCCATCGAGCCTCCGGAAATAGACCTGATGCGTGTGACGATAGCCCATCGCGCCCATCCCGCGCGCCAGACGACCACCACGGGGCGCGGTGACGCCGATGCCATGGCACCCACGTTCCTTTGCGTATTCCTCGGCCGCCTCCAAAAGGCGGCGCCCTGTGCCGTACTTGCGATAGTCCGGAAGGACGAAAATGGATTCAGTTGTGGCCAGCATCACGCTGTAATGGGGGATAGGAGAGACGATCAGGATCAGAAAGCCGACCAGGCGGCCGTCTGCGTAGGCACCAAAGGCCTGCAGGCTGCCCGCGTCCTCCATCGCCTGATAGAGCTCGTAATCGGGGGCCGGTTCCGGCATGCCGGGGACGTGCGCTTCCCCGGCATACAGGCCCATCATAACAGACAAGGAGAATTCTTTGATCAGATCCGCAATGCGGACCCTCTTGATGTCAGCCGGTTTTTCCATGGCTCCACCATAGCAAGGGGCCGCCGGGATAAGGGTACCACTATTTTGCCGCCCTGGCGTAGGGGTCGTACTCCTTCCGGGCACGGGCAGCGCCGGCAAGAGGGTTGCGCTTAATCGCGGGGAAAGCGAACGTGAGGGCCACGGCATCCGCCTTGTCGGGCGATCGGCCGATCAGTTCCTTGATGTCATCCTTGTCAACCAGCCGGAACTTATCGCCCTGGTAGCCGTATTCCGACGCGCAGAGCTCCTCCTTGAGCTCGGGGTCGTAAGGAAGGGCGCCGCCCGCCTTGATCCATTTGGCCAGCTCGAAATACATCTCGCTCCGCTTGTTGAAATACCGGGGATCAGTTGCCTTGCCGTTGAAGTAAACCTCGACGGCGTCATGGTTGGTGGCCCGCATGCAGTCAATCACCCCAACGCCATATCCTCCCGTGGCATCAACAAAGCAGGCATCCGCCTGATGCTCTGTAGCCTCTTGGCTGACCTGACTCGCCACCAGCACCACGTCCGGGATACGCAACGCCCGCAAAGGGAAAACGACCTGGCCCTGTCGTCGGGCAATCACACTCTGATCGTCACCGCTACGCGCCACATCGACGCCCAGGATAACCGCCGCATAGTCGAACATCCCGGGCTTGTACTCCCGGGCCATGGCGGCATCGACCTCTTCAGGGCCGACCAGGGCATTGCTCGATGCCGAGGGGAACACGCCCCGAACGCGGACACGGAAGAAGTTGTGGTCCTCTCCGTAGTCCTCCAGCCACCGCTGTATCTGTGCCTTATTCGTGATGGCCACGGACCGGCTGTCGATCTGCCGGGTATGCCATCGATGCTTGTACTTGCCGAAACACTCACGGAAGCGGCCGATGTTCCTCGTCGGGTTGCCGAACGCACACCAGATGATCTCTGTGTCGCTATCCGTCATGGCGCCCTCCGAGACCTCCCAGATCTTGTCCGGGATAGCGGAGGCCTCATCCATAATCAAGAGTATCCGCTTACCCTGGTTATGCAGGCCGGCGAATGCCTCGGTGTTACGCTCGGACCAGACGACCTGGTCAATTCGCCAGGTCTTTTCATGCTTGGGATCTTTCGAGAAAAGGGCTGTTGCGGTGAGTTCAAACCAGTGAGAGTTGATACAGAGGCGATGCCATTTAGCCAGCTCCGCCCAGGTCTTGGTCTTGAGCTGGTTTTCCGTGTTGGCCGTGACGACGCCCTTTGTGTCCTCATAGGTGCTGATCGCCCAGAGGATGATCCAGGCCACCAGGGCCGACTTGCCGATCCCATGACCCGAGGCGATCGCCACCTGGACAGCCTCCTCGACGCTGAGCTTGCCGTCCATCAGCGCGTCACCGATCAGGGCCAGCGTCTCCCGCTGCCATTGATCCGGCCCGGAGAACTTCGCCAGCTCCCCCTGACCCCACCGAAAGGCGAACAGGACATACCCCAGCGGGTCCAGGCTATACCCAGTGACAAGGTCAATAAGATCCTGCTCGACGTCAACGTCCGACACGCTCGCGGGCCTCCCGTATCCTGTCGGCCAGGCTATCCATCACATTGACGTTCGCGTTGATGTCCTTGGGGAGGATCTTACCGACTAAGGCCATAAAAGCCGTCGGGTTTTTCTTCGCCTGTTCGGCCAGATAGGCCTGACCGCCAACGTCCTCCAACGCTCCCAGGATCATGTTCTTCAGCTCTTTCGTAAACTTATTCGGAGTGCCCTTTACGCGGCCCCCAAATCTCTGCCCTTTCTCGGCTCGCGGCATCTCTACTCCTCCCTACAATAGAACTACCTTTCTAGCTTTGCACCCTCTTCCATCGATCAGGAATTTGCGCCCTGCGCTCGTACCGGCACAGCTTTTTGATCGTGTGGTAGGACATCCTGAACTTGATGGACAGTTGCCCATAACTCAATCCGCGGATCTCGTGCAGATCGCGGATCTGGTCAACTGTATCATCCGGGATTGTGGCTTTGTGGTGGTATTGACCTATTCTGATGCCCCGCTCATTAACCGGTACGTACATGACAGCCCCCTCGGTGGGAATACTATATGTAGTGTCCTTTAGCATTCGATACCACAACATATGGTAGTCCGTCAACACTTTGGCAATAAAAAAGCCCCGGACGAATCCAGGGCTTCATAGGGCGGCGGCCCTCCGGCGTATCGATCGCTAGACATAATGTATTGGACCACAACACATTGATGTCGGGCCGCCAGGCGGTTTGTTGTCGCTGGCCGGATTCGAACCGACTGCCCTGCATTTTGAGAGTTCCGCTTGCTGCGTACCTATCAGGTTGACTCTGCCCTGATACCGTCATCTGCTTCGTTCCGAGCGTATCTGCATCAGGTAAGGGTAACTCAGCGTGTTCCCACCACGCCGCAGCGACAGTTATTGCTCTATACCTTTCGGTTAGTACTCTCCGCCGCCGTCCAGACGCCGGAACGGGTTTTGCTCCTTCGCCAAGATGGTATGCAAATACGACATCGCGTTGAAAATGATCGCGCAGCAGGCCTCCTTTTTGTCGCATTCGCGCATCGGCTCCACGCCCGCATCCAACGCAGCAAGGTCCAATGTGTGCCGCATCAGGGATTCGACCACATCATTCAGAGGGAATCCGCCACGCCCGTTCATCCCCTTCCAGTTGTCGTATTCCCGCAGATTGCCGTCCGCCTGCTGCCGGTGTGCCCGCATGTACTTCGCGTATTCAAACATCGCGGGCAGGGACAGCATCTTCACCCATTCCACGCGCTCCGGGTCATTGTTCCTGGTCGCGCCCGTTTCAAATGTCCTCATAGCGCGCTCCTCTCTCGTCTCGTAACCACCTTCCATGTTCCTTCTCCTTTCCTAATCGAGCCAGTCGTCATGCTCGTGTTGTTTGTGCAGCTCCCCGTGGCATTTCTTGCAGAGCACCTCGAGATCCTTTGGGTCACAGAGCAGATACCGGAAAATCAAATCGATCAGCTCCTCCCACTTGATTCCGTTTCGGTGATGCACCTCCAGCAGGACTTCTCGCCCCTTGGCCACGGACTGTTTGGCGCCGCATCTTTCGCAGCACCCGTTTTCCCTCTTGATCGCGCTCGCGCGTTCGCGGCTCATCATCCACAACTTTCTAAGCCACGACCGGATTCGACTACGCGGTGTGGTCAATAATTTTCTTCCCATAAGTTTTCCTCTAAAATTTTTCCTTCCGGTTTCCTCCTTTTTCCTCCCCTATAAGGGGGGGAGGAAAAGGAAGGAAAATGCTACCCGCGGTCCTTTTTCTGTCCTCTTTTTTCCTCTTTTTTCCTCTTTTTTCCTCTTCAACCATTCAAAAGGGGCGTGGCCATATCCCGCTAACTCTCGGTGCCACCGTCATTTAGCGCGCAAATGACGTACATCCCTTTCTGCTTCATCACGAGACCTTTCTCGACCAGCCCATCCCGTGTTTTGTAGAACTGATTTTTGAAATTTTTGTTATTTTTCTCGCCCGTCTGTTCCGCTAACTCCTTTTGCCAGGCGGAGGTAGCCACCGCGCCGTCCCGACTTTCGGACGCCAGGAACTTGATCGCCTGCCAGGCCTTTCCTTCGTTCTCCGTCAGATCCCATCCGTCGGTATCGACACCCTTGACAACCTCATAATCAATCACGCAGCTTGTCACCATGTCGCCGTCTTCATCCAGATAAAGGTCAACCACCTTCAAACCAAACAGGGCGGATTGACCATCCCGGCCGTCCTTGACTTTGACGGCCGACCACTTTCTCACCTTGCCGTCTACTTTCGCGACTTCAAGTACAGCATCCATTGTAGGGATCTGGGAGGAGTGCCCCCTGGAGCCCCTGGACAGATCCTTCCCGGGGTGAGCGATCAGCCCTACCGCCCCTTCGATCGAACGCTCCAGCAGCTTCGCGCCTTCCAGGAGGGCGCCCATGTCTTCGGAAGCGGACTCGTTGATGCCGGGTGCGGCACGGTTCTGCGTATCGATCACGATGACAGAGTCCTTCGGGACGAGTTTGGCCAGGTCGAGGATGTCTTGCTTTTTGATGATGCTCCAGGGCTGTGCCATGGCCACGAAGTTGTCCGGCAGGGTACGCCCGTGGTATTTCTCCCAGGCCTCGATACGATTCTTGAGCCCCTGCTCACCCTCCAGGCAGATGTAAAGCACCGTGGTCGGTTTGGTTTTGTAGCCGAACCAATCTCTCCCCTCGGCTATGGCCGCCAGCATCTCGATCATCAGGAAGGATTTCCCAGACCCGGTGACCCCATACACCTGAAACAGGCCGCGCGTCGTGATGAGCCCCTTCACACGCCACTGCAGGGGAGGAAGGTTTTTGATGTCCGCGCTACGCAGGAGCTTGAAGCGGGGCTCTCCTTCCGGCTCTACGAACTTAGCGAACACCGTGTCCGCGGACAGGGCCCCGAGTTCGTTCGCCGCGTAGGAATACGCGTTCGCGACCTTGACCTCCAGCTCCTCTGTGTCCCAGGGGGGCTGACAGGCTTCATTCCAGTGGGTCATCAGCTCCAGGCATTTGTCCTCGCTGACGCCGAAATCGCGCACCTGGCATGCCACCTGGTAGGTGCGGTCGTCTCCGTATTGCCCCTCGATGGCGGGAGCCGCGTCCAGCAGATAGCCGGAAGCCCGCAGAAGTGCTGCAGGCGTATCGAGGTTGAGGTCCGCGGGGTTGGTGCGCTCCGCCTTTTCGATCGGCGTACCGACCAGGTCAATGACCCAGGAGGGGACATCGGCCACGGGCAGATCCTTCACAACCTCATAGCCCTCAGAGCACGGGGCCACGACGAATCCACCCTTGCCGCGAGTGTCGAGCCCGGGGCCCAGCTTCGTTCCGGCGGAATTGCGTCCGGCGCCTTTGAAATAGTAGTGGTATCCTCCGGACTTGGTTCGTACCGTGAAGGTTTCCGGCAGGGAGTCGTACATCGTCTCCAGCCAGTCCAGGTTTGCGGCCGCTTCCGGGTTCTTCCCGCGGTCGTCATCGATTACGAACAGCCCGCTCTTGCCGCAGTCTATCCCCCAGGAGCATCCCGGATGCTGAGCTTTCCAGCGTTGTATCGTGGGGATGTCCGTGGTGGACCGCTTAGACCATTTGACGAGAGGGGTCTTCCCCTTGCAGGGAAAGAGATAGTAGCCCTTTCGGGCGAGATCTTCGGGTGTCATGAGCTCCTCATTTGTAGGGCGGGAACAGGGGGTTGCCGTCGCGCATTTCGGGGAATGCCCAGAGAATGGCGGGAATGTCATATCCGAGGGCCTTGCCGGCCGAGGCCAGACGCTTTGCCTTGGACGGACTGCACTCTTTCCGGCCGGACATGATGTCGCACAGATACGAGGGGCTGATGTTCGCAAGGGCGGCCAGCTTCGTTCTGTCCCCGTAATTCCAAACCTTTTTCGCTTTCATTGTGTCTCCTTTGTTCACTGTGTGGTGTAAGAATTTCCTTGACATTCGCTGTGGAGTGTACAAAAATACGGGACAATAGTCAAGCGCAAAAGACAAAAATTTCTATAGCTCTGGTATGTGTTGGGCAGTTGTGATAAGTGTCACCTCACCTACAAAAAAGAAGGTATAGGTAGAACACGATGATGACTCCTGATTCCCCCACCACGCGGTATTTCGGTGCCGCGGTGCAGCAGCTCCTGCTGCGTACAGGCCGTGGAGCCCAGTCCGATCTTGCACGACGCGCGCACATCTCTCCCAGCTATCTCTCTGATCTTCTCTCCGGACGAAAAACCTTCTGGCCTGACAATATTAAGGACCGTATCGCCGGGATCTTCGGGTATACCGTTTCGGAGATGTTGGACATCGGCGAACATTTTCTGACGTATGGGGTATTCTGGCCGCACGGCAGAAAGGTGATCGACACTGCCGCCAAGAGCCCGGAGCGCATGGCCAGGATCTACCAGCTGGCCGCCCGGGATCTGAAGTTCAAGTCAGAGCAGATCCTCTTCTCGGCTAATACCGCTCCGGTGATGTTTCCCCAGGTGGCGAGTGAGTATTTCTCCGGGTCGATCCCAGATGCCCAGCTGTACCACATCGCGCTGTCGTTCTGCCGGAGCATCTGTCCGGAGATGCCCCCCCCCCCCCTGATTAGTAAGTAGTAAAATATTCTCCCTCCTGATATTTCTTAGGGGATCGGCGAGATTTTCTCGAATTGCCGGTCCCCTTTTCTTTTTTCTGTGAATTTTTCACACGAACTTTCCTGAATGATTTTCTGCCCCTGTACTCTATCCAGCGTACAAAATAATTTTTTATTCTCTTTCTGGTGAATTTTCTATTGACAATGTTCGCTAGTAGGTGTAAGTTGCACCTAACAGTTCAACACAAACCGACGAACACAGAAGGAGGCAGACATGATGAGAAAGAGCGCGATCGAATTCAGGCGCGAGGAGATGAAGGAAATGGCAGTCTTTATCGCGGAGTTGGTTCGGCAGGGTGTTACCTGGGCATCATACACGGACCCTTCGTCCTATAATTTTGTCATCGTCCTGACGGGCGGTTTCTAGGGGAGGGACGAACGATGATGGACGCATACACGGCTAGTGGAAGGGTTTGACGGGGAAGAGCCCACCGAGGAAGAGCTCAACGAAGCCTGGCAGTATCTGATCGATACGGGGCTCTGCTGGAAGCTGCAGGGGTGGTACGGGCGCTGTGCCCAGGATCTGATCGACGCGGGCATCTGCCACGCATAAGGAGGAGAAAATCATGAAGAAGATCATGCGGATAGGCAAAATAAAGGTTGGGAAGATGCGGCGAGACGTGTTCGTCGAGGCGAGTTTCGAGGACGGCAATTTCTCGATGCACGGGGTTGTCGGTCCTATGGCCAGCGGAAACTGTTACGGCGGGTGCGGCCAGATCGACATGGCGTTCGAGCACCGGACTCCGGAAGACAACGACCGGCGCTATGGCCATCCCATTAAACCCTCCGAGATCGATTTCGCGCCCGGATGGGACGCGGATTCCTGGTTCACGCTTCTGGACATCTGGACGAAATGGCATCTGAACGACCTGCAGGCGGGCTGCGAGCACCAGCAGGCCGAGGGCTGGGGCAAGAAGGCGCTCACCGTGGTGAAGGTGGACGTCGAGACGTGGCGGGTTAGGGACACGCACGAGCGCTGGAGCGCCCGGGAGGCGGTCCGGATCAATCGGGAAAAAGATCCGATCAAGAAGGCCTTGCACAAGCGGGGGTTCAAGTCACGGTCGTATTTCCTCGGTCATGTCATCGCGGAGGCCTTGGAAGCTGCTTCCCGGGGCGAAGTTTACGAGCCCAAAGACGGAGCGGAGAAGTCCTGGTTTGACGCGGGCGTGATCAAGATCAAGACCGAGACGACATCTTCCGGATGGACGCGGCCGGACGAGCACCCCGAAGGCGTACTGACCAAGCCCTGCCCGGTGTGCGGCTACAAGTACGGCACGGCCTGGATGAAGAAGGTGGTGCCCGATGACATTATCAGTTTTGTCTGGAGCCGTCCGGACGCGGACGTCCAGCCCGCCTGGATATAGGGGGAAGCCGAATGACCCGCCTACCGCACAGGAAAGAGGGTCCGGTGGCCATAGGCGCCGACTGGACCCGACGCAACCGGATTTGGGAGAGGCTGCAGAAGCACGGGGTGGCCCAGATCCACAAAGAGATTCAGAAATTATGGGACGCGATCATCTTACGGACCGACGTCATAACGGAGTACGAGATCCTGACCTCACAGATAGAAAGGGAAAAGAGCCATGATGGGAATACCTCAGATAAGAAAACCGTTCGTTGAAAAGGGAACATGCCACGAGTGTGGCGAGGAAATTAAACAAGACGAGGCTTTTGTCGAGCTGGAGATCTTCGACAACCCCTGGGAAAAGGCGCCCTCGATCATCCGTGTGCATAGCGATAACGATGACGACGGCTATGGAACCTGTCAGGATAAGCTTACAGATACGGAGTGGGCGGCCTTCAGGTATTTCACCTGTGCCGCGTGCGGCCGAATGATCATTCGCCAGTGCCCGGATAACGGATGGAGATCCTATGTCAAGATCGTAGACGACGAGGAAATCTGCGTCGCCTGTTACCAGGAGAACATCCTGAAGAATGGCATCGATGCCGAGACGCTGCGGGAAGGGGGGTATCCCCGGGGACTTTTTCGGCCGGGACGACGTCATAGAGCATGGTTGGACCCCCGCGGAGGGCTACCAGGGATTTTTCCTGCGCGGTGCGTCCAGGGTCCGGGAGTTCTGCGAGACGGCCCTCGCGCTGCTCGCGGCCGGGAAGAAGGTGCTGATCGATTACGACAGCATCGCCATCGGCGGATCTGAAGGCTACGTCAGCCTGTACACGAAGGAGGCCTGAGATGGAACAGATATTCGTGGGCGCGCCCGGAGCGCGGGCATCTTTTGAAGACTGGATCGCGGAACGCGGCGGAGTGCAGATCTGGAAAAACATCAATTTGTCGAACCCGGGCGGAGGGGGGATCTTCACCCCCGCGCTTGACCAGGACGGGACGCCATTCCAGAAGCCCGCCTGGAACGTCGAGCGGGCAGAAGTCATCACAGATATCGCCCGGTTCAAGTTCGTGGATGCCTGGCGGGAGGTCAAGCGCTTCCACGTTGCGGTGCGTCCCGGCAGTCAGGGGCTCAGCCTGAAATGCACCACGGGGTCTACGAATAGGATCATGGCCGCGCTGGCGAAATACCCGGGCAGCCGTTACCGGTTTGACTACATGATGCAGGAAGCGGTCATCGAGGTACCGGAATATGAAGCGTAATATCCGCCGGTCTTTCCGGAGAGTTATTGCCCGCGTGTCGGGGGTGTTTGTTGCCCTCGATATGCCGGACCCGCGGGAGGATTGGCGGAGGATGGCCGCGGAGATCCTCTGCACGATTACGGTGTTCGGGGTAACTATCCTGATTATTTTTCTACTGGCGACGGCCCAGGGAGTTTTCAGATGATTCCGTGTCCCGTGGGGGAAACCTATCTGCCCTATCAAATTGAGGGCATCTCGTTCGCAAAGGACCGGCCCTCCATCCTGTTCGGCGACGAGATGGGGCTGGGCAAGACGATACAGGCCATCGGGGTGTTGAACTGCTACCCGAGGATTGCCTCCTGCCTGGTCGTCTGCCCGGCTACCCTCAAAACCAACTGGGCCCGGGAGCTGGATCGATGGCTGATCAGCCCCTGCGTGGACATTACCATCACCAATTACGACCAGCTGCATAAGCTGGATTTCACCCAGGAGTGGGATGCCGTCATCCTGGACGAAGCGCACTATATCAAGAACAACAAGGCCCGCCGGAGTCAGCTGTGCAGGCTGATCCGGGCGAAAATCCGGATCGCCCTGACCGGTACGCCGATACTCAACCGACCGATCGAGCTGTGGAACATTTTGCACTGGCTGGACCCCGTGAAATGGCCCGCGTCCTCATATATGCCCTACGCCATCCGCTACTGCGGAGCGTTCCAGCGGCGTATCAAGGTCCGGGGCACTTATAAGCGAGTCTGGGTCATGGACGGGGCGTCCAACCTGGACGAGCTCCGGGAGCACCTCCGCCCTCTGATGATCCGCCGGCTGAAAGCGGACGTGCTCAAGGATCTGCCCCCGAAGCGGCGCCAGATCGTCGAGCTGCCGACGGAGGGCCTTTCCCCGGATCTGCAGGAACAGCTCCGCACCTGCACGATGTCCGTACAGGAGCTGGAGCACGCCTACCGGGACAACGTGCAGAAGCTGGAAAGCGCCCTTCAGGTCGCCTGGATGAACATGACGGAGGTTCGGCACGAGGCGGGGCGGGCAAAGGTCTCACGGGCCCTGGGGCTGATCCAGGACGCCATCGAGTCCAGCGGAAAGGTGGTTGTTTTCGCCCACCACCGGGACGTGATCGCGCAGCTGACGGAAGCCCTGGTGGACCACCGTCCGGCCGTCATCACGGGAGATACCCCGCACCCGGCACGCCAGGCGGCCGTGGATGCTTTCCAGACGGACCCGGAGGTGCGGGTATTTATCGGACAGATACAGGCTGCCGGGGTGGGGATTACCCTGACCGCCGCCAGCCATGTCATCTTTGTAGAGTTGGACTGGACGCCGGGAGTGGTCTCCCAGGCGGAGGATCGTTGTCACAGGATCGGGCAGAAAGATTCCGTCCTGGTGCAGCACCTGGTCCTGGAGGGCAGCCTCGATGCCCACATGGCCAAAGCACTGGTCCGGAAACAATCAACCATAGAACGGGCGCTCGATGCGCCACAACAAAGAAGGGAGTTTTGAGAGATGTTAGAAAGCTGGTTTGGTTTGTGTGAGAGGTTTGTTGTTGCAGTGGAGGGGATCTCGGGAGCCATGAAGGCAGGAGGAAGACCGGAGAGCGAAATCGTTGACGCCACGTTCGGCCAGCCCCAGGAAACCGCGAAGAAGCCCGACATGACGGGCGCCAAGGAGGCCGAGGCGTTGAAAAGGGAGCTACTGAAGACGGAGCTCCGGGCGAAGGGGATCAAGTTCAACGCGAGCTCGAAGACCGAGACCCTGCAGAAGCTGTTGGACGCGGCGGCCGATCTGCCTCCGGTGGACGCTCCGGCTCCCGAAAAACCGAGGGATACTACCGCGGCCCCCGCAACGCCCGCGATCGAAGTGACCAAGGACCAGGTCCGGGAAGCCCTGGTGGCCCTGTCGGCCATCCGCGGTAAGGATGTCGGGCTCCATATCCTGAAGACGGAAGGGAACGCGACCAAGCTGGCGGAGGTCGCTCCGGAGCGGTACGGCCACATCCTGGACGCCTGCCGGAGAGAGGAGGCGCTCGCGAATGTCTAAATTTCGGAAGAAGCCCTTAGTGATCGAAGCGGTGCGATGGCTCGGCAGCAATCCCAACGAGGTTAATGCTTTCGTGGAATCGCACGATCCTTCGGCTTTAGCGTCGGTGGCTTGGAGCGCGAACGGTGATCTTATGATCATTACTCTTGAAGGCACACTTCACGCCTCTATCGGCGACTACATTATTCAAGGCGTCCAGGGCGAATTCTATCCCTGCAAGCCCGATATTTTTGCGGAAACATATGAGGAGGTTCTTGATGGCTAAGCACGCGGTTCTGAGCGCGTCCGGCGCTCACAGATGGCTGGCCTGCCCGGGCTCCATCCGCCTCTGCGAGGGGCTGCCGAAAACCAGCAGCACCTACGCGGAGGAGGGTACCGCCGCTCATGCCGTCGCGGAGTTATGTCTCCGCACGGATCAGCAGGCGGCCGACCGGATCGGCACAATCGTCACAGTCAACGGCACCCCGTGGACGGTGACGGAAGAGATGGCGGAGGCGGTCCAGGTCTACCTGGACGTGGTCCGCGGGGAATACAAGACCGCGGGTGATACCGCGGACATGTGGATTGAACGCAAGTTCCGGCTGGATTGGCTTTATCCGAATTTATTCGGAACCAACGACGCCGCGGTTGGGGATGATGCGTTCGGGATTCTGAAGGTGTTCGACTACAAGCACGGGGCGGGTGTCCCGGTGGAAGTCGAGAACAATCCCCAGCTCATGTATTACGCGCTAGGAGCGGCCAAGGGGTCCGGATACGATGAGGTCGAGCTGGTCGTCGTCCAGCCGCGCGCCGTCCACCCGGGCGGTCCGGTGAGGCGTTGGACGATCTCCACGGAAGATCTCATGACGTGGGGGGAAGAGGTTCTCCTCCCGGGCGCTAAAGCGACGGAAGCCCTGGATGCGCCTCTGTGCGTGGGAGAGCATTGCCGCTTCTGTCAGGCCCTGGCGATCTGCCCGGAGCAGAAAAACCAGACGCTTGCGGTGGCCAAGCAGGCCTTTCAAAAGAGATCCCTTCCGGCGCCGGACGCGTTGACGGTCCCGGAACTCCGGAAGATCCTGGACGTGTCCGACATGATCGAAGCCTGGCTGGGCGCCTGCCGGGCGCATGTGCGGGCCCTCCTGGACAACGGAATGACCACCCCGGAGGAGTCCGGATACAAGCTGGTGGCCGGGCGTAAGACCCGGAGCTGGCTGGACGAAGCTAAAGCAGAGGAATGGCTGACGGCCATCCTCGACGAGGAAGCGTACGTCCCGCGTAAATTGGTAAGCCCCGCGCAGGCGGAGAAGGTGCTGAAGGGCGCGGAGGCAAAGAAAGCAATCGTGGAGCTGACTCAGGAGACGAGAGGCACGCAGATGGTGCCCCTGTCAGATAAGAGGGAAGCCTTAACCCCGGCCGCGATAGCGTTCGGAGAATTCAAGGAGGATTGAGGATGAAGTGGGCGAAGCTATTACCGGATGCGGCGCGTGACCGCCTTTTGGAAGCGATGAAAGAACGGCCGGTATGGACGGCGAAAGACAGAACGGCACAGATATCGTCGGCGGCGTCGTTGTCGAAGTCTCTCGTCAACGGCATCCTGGCGAGACGGGTACCGTTATCCATGATGGCCGGACGGCTGCTCGCGAACGCGTACAACCTGGATTGGGATTACATTACCACCGAGCCTGAGCCTGTTCCCGAGCTGAAGCCCTGCGGATGCAGCAGCAGACCTGCGGAGGGGAATGCCGGAGAACCGTCCACGCGCGACTGGATCGCCATGTCGGCCATGAACGCCCTGCTGACGGCTGGGAATCCCCAGAGCCCGGCGGACCTGGCCCTGTCAGCGTACGCCTACGCGGATGCAATGATGGAGGCCCGTGAGGCATGACGGACGAGCCCATGATCAAGGTGGAGCGTCCGCCGAAGCCACCGGCAGAGATAGACCCGTTGACGCGGGCCTTCCTGCCGGTGACTCCAGACGGCATAGAAAAGGCCAACCTTCGCGTCTTTCCGGGTACCGGGTCGGTCTACCTACGAGACCCGGAGACGGGAAGGATGACAAGACTTAATAAACCACTAAACAAGAAACAGCGCAAGGCGCTGAGAAAGAGAGCAGGCAAAAATGAGCAAGGTGTTGACAAGAACGGAGCTGGCGAACGGGGTGTCCCAGGATTTGGGCATCTCTCAACGCGCGGCAAATGAGGCCATCGGTTCGGTCATGACGATCATCTCTGATCATTTCATTCGGGGCGGGGAGGCGGTCTCCCTGCGCGGGTTCGGGACTTTCAAGGCGAAGAAGCGCCTGGGCTTCATGGGCCGGAATCCCAAAACGGGCGAGGTCGTGGATATTCCGACCCGGGCGTCGATCGGTTTCAAGCCCTCGAACGAGATCCGGAAGGCTATGAATTCATGAGCCCGGAAGAGACATTCATCACGCGCGTACGGGAATGCCTGAACGTCCTGTACGTGACATCAACGGAAAAGGTGCGCCTCATACAAGAGGCGCTGCAGAAATACACGGACGAGAAACTGTCTTCAGAGGAGGAATAAAACCATGAGCAAAAGCGAATTCATTACGACATTACCGTTCCGGCTGGCATTTCCGGAAGTATTCAAACCCAAAGCGTTCCAGGAGGGGCAGCCCGCGAAGTACTCCGTTACAATGCTGTTCCCGAAAGATGGGTCTCTGCTGATCCCCTCGATGCCTGGAAACGGCATCATGCAGCTCCGCAAGCTGGCTTTCGACGCGGCTGTTGCAAAGTGGGGAGAGGACCGGGCCAAATGGCCGGTGGCTATCCGCGCCCTCGATTTCAAGACCTACGTCTCCCCGAACGGTAAAGACGGCTGGCCCATCCGCGACGGGGATATGGTGGAATGGGATGGGTTTGGTGGGATGCTGTTCGTGCGGGCGTCCTCCAAGTATCCGCCCGCGGTGTACGACCGTAATGTCCATCTGGTCACAGATGAAGAGGACGTCTGCGGAGGCAGGATCTGTGTAGCGCAAATTAACGCCTACGCGTATGACGATGCGCGTAATAAGGGGGTGACGTTCGGGCTGAACGGCCTGCAGATCCTCAAGGATGACGGTGTAGTGTATGGGTACCGGGCGAATGTGGAGGGCGCGTTCAACGCTTTCGACGACGGAGAGAGCGCTTTCGACGCTACCGGCACGGACGACGCCTGGTAATAACCACAAACCTTTTAACCTTTGCCCCGGCCTGCGGGTCGGGGCGGAAAGGAATACCGTGAAAATAGTTGAACCGAGTTACGAGATTCTGACCATGGACGGCCCGAAGTTCCTGGAAACAGCGGGGCGGACTTGCTACAAGTCCCTCCCGAAAGGCGATCCCGAGGAATTCATACGCCGCGCTATCCGCAATGGACACGAAACCATCATCGAGCACGGGGGTATGTCCGTAAAGTTTGTCGCGGACCGGGGCTTTTCGCACGAACTGGTGCGGCACCGCATGGCGGTCTACAGCCAGGAATCCACCCGCTGGTGCAATTATAAGGGGTGCATCGAGATCATCCACCCGCCCGGATTGACGAAAGCCCAGAAGGTTCGGAGAGACAGGCACTTCTTTACGGTCCAGACGCTCTATGAGACCGAGCTCTCGGAAGGCCTGCAACCCGAGATCGCTCGCGGCATCCTGCCTCACGCCCTGAAAACCGAGATCGTGATAACAGCCAATTACCGGGAGTGGAGGCTGATCTTCAAGCAGCGCGCCATCGGCACGACAGGCCGCCCGCACCCCCAAATGGCGGAGTTGATGAGACCCCTCATGCACGAATGCCAGGAGGTCTTCCCCGCGATGTTCGGTGATCTGGGATGAGACTCTATATAGATTTTGAGACAAGAAGCGCCTGCGATATCCGAAAGCATGGCGCCTGGGTATACGCAGAGCACCCCACCACAGAGGTGCTCTGCCTGGCGTATAAGTGGGAACGACAGCCCCCGCAGCTCTGGCATCCTGGAATGCCCCTGATCCCCCTGATCGATGCGATCAGCCGGGCGGATATCGTTGAAGCGCATAACGCCAGCTTCGAGTACGCGATCTGGCTTTGCGTCTGCTGTGGCAAGTATCACTGGCCGGAGCCCCCGGTGGAGAAGCTGCGGTGCTCCGCGGCCAAGGCCTCCATGCACGCCCTGCCGAGATCCCTGGAGGGCGCCTGCAACGCGCTCGGCCTGCCCATACAGAAGGACATGGAAGGCCACAGGCTTATGATGAAGATGTGCAAGCCGCGCCGCCCCAGGAAAGACGAGCCCGAGGTCAACCCAGACGATCCTTTCGGCCTGTACTGGCACGAAGGTCCCGCGGAGCTGAAACGGTTGTATCAATACTGCATGAATGACGTCATCGCGGAGGAGGCCCTGTCGGACGCTCTGCGCGATCTGCCCCCGAAGGAGCTGGACATCTGGCAGCTCGATCAGCGGATCAACGCCAGGGGCATTCAGGCGGACATCCCGGCCGCGGAGGCCATGCTGGCCATGGTCGGGGACCATGAGAGCAAGCTGCTCGCGCGGCTGAACAAGCTGACCCACGGGTCCGTCAAGACAGCCAAACAGGTGGAGCAGATGAGGAAGTATCTGCGCGGCCTGGGGGTGGATCTGCCGGACCTGGCGGCCGCTACTGTGAAAGAAGCATTGAAAAGAACTTTGTCAAATGAAGCAAGAAGCATTCTGGAAATTAGAAGAAGCCTTGGCAGATCTTCTGCTGCTAAATACCAAGCGATCCTGAATCGATCTTCAGGTGATGGACGAGTACGGGGTGCGCTACTATATCACGGGGCCGGTACCGGTCGATGGTCAGGGGCGGGTATACAGCCTCAAAATTTCCCATCCCGTATTAAAACTAGCGTGAACCCGGAGGAGATGCTGAACGTCGTCCTTGTGGGCGGCCTGGAGCTCCATGACGCCCTGTATGAGGACGACCCCATGTCCACGGCCGGAGCGGTGACGAGATCCGTCCTAACAGCCCGGGAGGGCCACGACCTGGTGGTGGCCGACTATTCGGCCGTCGAGGGACGTGGGCTCGCCTGGCTGGCCGGGGAGGAGAAGGAACTGGATATCTACCGGAGCGACCAGGACGTCTACATCGCCACCGCGGCCATGATCCTGCACAAGCCCTACGAGGCCATCACCAAAGAAGAGAGGCAGAGCCCCGGCAAGGTCGCTACCCTGGCCTGCGGGTACGGCGGGAGCGTTGGCGCCGTCCGGAATTTCGGCGGCGACGGAATGACCGACGACGAGATCAAGGAGCAGATCGTCTGGCCCTGGCGGGAAGCCCACCCGAAGACGGTGGCATTCTGGCGTGAGCTGGAGGAGGCGTGTTTCTCCGCGGTGTCGAACCCCGGACAGATCACGTCCGCCCGGGCGATCGGCTTCCGGGTCCAGGGGCCGTGGCTCCTGTGCCGGCTGCCGTCCGGCCGACTGCTCTATTATTACGATCCGGACATCCGGCCCATGGAAACCAGCTGGGGGGAGATGAAGGAATCTGTCACCTACATGACTGTGGACTCCCTGACGAAGAAATGGAGACGGACCAATACCTACGGGGGGAAGCTGGCCGAAAACGTCACCCAGGCGATTTGCCGCGATCTGATGGCGGAAGCCATGCTGCGGGTCGAGGCGGCCGGATACCCCATCGTGATCACGGTCCACGACGAGCTGGTCTGTGAGGTGCCGGAGAGATTCGGGTCCGTCGAGGAGCTGATCAATATCATGTGCGACGTGCCCGCCTGGGCAAAGGGTTTCCCCGTGAAAGCCGCGGGGTTTAGATCGAAGCGGTACAAGAAGGACTAGGTATCACCTTGACTTGCTCGAATTCCAAGAGTACCCTATTGTGTATGAAAGGGTACATCGAATTCCGAAACGGTTCCTACAGGGTGCGGTTTGGGAGGGAGATCCAGAAGCGCTTCAAGCACGAGGAGGATGCGGAGCGTTTCCTCACCGGCCTGCGGTTCAAGGCCGACGAGAATACTCTGGACGCCCGGGACTATTCGAGAACCAACCCCCTTTCTGTAGAAAACCAGGCGGTCCTCTGGTTGAGGACCAAGACGGCCGCGTCGCGAAGCCACTACCGCAACCTGGAGCGGTGGATGCACCTGGCGATCAGCGCGTGGAAAGATCGAAATGTTAAGACCATTGGGTATGGAGACCTCCAGGATCTCATCGACGCCCAGCCGGTGAGCGATAAGACCAAGCACGACATGGCGGACTGCTACCACCAATTTTTCAAATGGCTGAACAAGCGGGAGAAGATCCCGGTCCCGGACATCCCCGAGTATAAGTACACCCTCGGCTGGCGGGAGATCATCGACCTGGAGACCCAGGCGGCCATCATCGAGGAGGTGGGACGCATTGCGCCGTTTCGCGTCTGGCTGGGGATTAAATGGCTGGCGACCTACATCGCCATCCGCCCGGCGGAGATGCGGGCCCTGCGCGAGCGGGACGTCAATCTGAATGGGATGTTGGTCTGCCGGCCGCAGGCAACAAAGGAGAAAAAGCCGAAGTTAGTGCCGATGCTGGAGGAGGATATCGAGCTGCTCGGAAGTCTCCCCCCCGCCCTGCCGGACGTGCCCTTCTTCAGGTGGCCGAACGGCAAGCAGCTCGATGCTCACGCGTTTTACCGGTGGTGGAAAAAGGCGTGCGCGAACCTGGGAATTGAGGGCGTGGATCTATATGGAGGAACAAGGCATTCGAGCACGACGGCCATGGCGGCCATTTTCGGGAAAGATGATCTGAAACGGTCCGGCACGATGCACGGAACGAACAAGGCGTTCGACCGATACTGCCAGGGCGAAGCGGCTCCCAGCCTCAAGATTTACGACCAGCTGAGACGCCGTCAAAAAGCGGACGTCGTCCAGTTGACGTCCAGAAAGGCCGCGAGCCCGCATAAATAGGGGGTCGCGACTGGTTCAATCCCAGTACCGCCTACCAATTTTTACCAATGAAATGAGGGGGGTTACGTGACGTAGCCCCCCTTTTTTATGTCGTGCGCCTGTCGTCCGGCAATGATCCGGTGCCCCACATCCTGCC